CGTCACGAAGACCGCCGTGGCCGTTTGCAGCACAGGGACAACGAGCCACCAGTTGGTGCCTTCTCGCCCAACAACGCAGTCCTCGTTGACGTAGCCAGTCAGCGCGATAGGCCACGATAGATTCGTGACGTTTGCCGTAGCAGTCGGCGCATACTTGAACGTCACGGTCTTGACGCTGCCAATCGGCCACGAACCCGTGAACGTCGCGGCCCGCACCTGCTTCGGGTGCCTATCCGATAACCGCCGATCAAACGTCAGCGGCGACGCAGCTGCCGGCGTAAGCTCGGCCCGGCGAACGACGCGAGCGACACGCTCGGCGCTTTCTCGCGTGAACTGAACCGCGTCAAAAGGTTTCTTCTGGCGGGCCATGCGTCAGGTGGGCGGCGTGCCGAAGAGGCTGCCGAAGTTGGCTTCTTCGTTAACGCGAAAGTCGTGAATGTAGGGGAAGCTCGATGACTGACCCCCTGATCCGTCGAGAGCGACAGGATTAGCGGAGGCGACCCACTCTGCGTTTTTGAAATCGAAAACCATTGCGCGCCGCTTCTGCCCACTTGCAGCGTCAATGAAGTTCCATCCGATGTCCGGTATGCGTAGGTTCCACTTGCTTTCGCGGTACAAGATTTCGCACGTCGTGGCCCAGTAGTAGTAGGTGACGTTGTTGTAGGACTCGACAGTGTAGGTTGAGTTGACGCCAGCGACTTTCCACGAGTGAGCAGGGCAGCCGAAGTAATCGCCGCTATTTACTTTGTTAGTGGCCTGCATCTGAGACGCGGGAAAGTTGTCGTAGTTCTTTTTGATCGTGGCCCGAACGATCTGCTCCTCAGTCGTGAGCCCCTCGAAGTAGTCGTTGGCTGAGTTCACCAGCGGCCTGCGTGTGGTGCCGTCCCAGTAGTAGAACGCTGGCACCTGGGCAGGCTCAGCGGCGAATGTCCACTCAGCTTCGCGTGCAGTCGGGTTTTCCAAGTCGTTGGGCATGATCAGCCCATACTCGGCAACCACTTGGACGTGGTACGGCGAGTCTGAATGCCGCTCTGTAATCGAAAGCTTCCGCAGCCCTAAGAAACTGAGGGACGGGTGCGAGCTCCCCCAGTTGTCGAGCGAGAGAGCCGATATGATTTCCGCTTCTGTGGGCGGGTTGTTCTCGAGCGTGTTATCCGCGAGCGTCAGCACGAACGTGCGGGTGGCAGTCGTGGTGCTACGCACTTCCCCTTCTGTCGTGCGTGCAAGCTCACGCCAGGACTGTATGGGCATTAGATGCCTCCCACGTCAGCGTAGCCAACGATGGCGACTGGCTGATTGAAGTAGTTGCTGGACGCCTGGCCTATGCCTAGGGCGATCTTCTCGAGCAGCTTCGTCTGCAGCCGCTGCTGAATCAGTGCGGGATCTTGGGCGGCCGCGCCGAGTTGCAGCACAAGGTTGGCGCTCTCGACGTTGCGGATGTCCGCCACTTGGATGGACTGAGCGCCAAGCGTGTTCAGCTTGCGGATGCGTTCTTCCTGCCGCTTCGCTTCGGCCTCGGCGGCCTTACGCTGCTCCTTAAAGATACGGGCCTGCTCCTGGGCGTACTGCTGCTGGGCCTGCTGTTGCTGTTGCTGGTACGCCTGCAGGGCAGTCTCTTGTTGCTTGCGGTAATCGTCCTGGGCCTTGAGCTCAGCGTTGGCTCGCTCCTGCTCCTTGGCCTTCCTGTCCTCAGCTGCCGCGTCCCTGGCCTTCTCTGCCTCTTGGATGTTGGCGAGCTCCTGATTGAAGAGCTCCTGCTGCCGCTGCACTTCAGCGTTAAATGCCTCGGCATTAAGAATGCCGTCCCGTGCCTGCTCTTGAGCGGCAGCGATGCCTTCCTGCAGACGCAGGGCAGCGTCAAACCCGGCCTGGCCGAACTCCTGAGACTTGGCAATCAGTTGGTCGATGTTCTGGTCAACCGACTGGAAGGCAGCGTTGAACCCAGCGCCGAAGCCCTGCTCGAGGGCCTGCTGCTGATCCTCAAGGCTAGCCTGCAGTTGATCAAGCTCTGCCTGACGGGCAGCAGCTGCGTCTGCCTGCGCTTGGTTGTCAGAGGCACGGGCGGCGGCGAGCTCCTCAGAGACGCGGGCCTGCTCACGCTGGACGGTCTGCAGATCCTGCTCGAGCTTGGTGGCATCATCGTTGGCCGACAGCAGCGTATCGATTCGCTCTCTGTCGTTTTCAATCAGCTTGCGCTGCTCCTGCTCAAGCTTCTTCACACTATCAATTTGGGCCTCGTAAGCAGCCTGTGCCGCCTCAGCTCCTCTCGCAAGCGTCTCTTCGTTAATAATGCCAGCCTCAAACTGCGTTTGCAGTTCCTCAACCGCGCTCTGGTATTCAAGTGCTGCATCAAAGCCCGCTTGCCCCAACGAAGCAGACTCGTCGATTGCCTTGGACAACTCGGCGCGAATGCCAGCCACAGCCTGCGCGGCGTTCTCCGTTACCTGAATCTCTAGCTTTGCGTCCTGCTCAATCTGTGCAAGTTCGTCCTTAAACGCATTGCCGGCCTGCTCCGCAGAACGGCGGAAGACTTCTTCATTGATGATCCCGTCATCAAGTTGCTGCTGCAGTTCACGAATGGATTCCTGATACCGCAGTGCGGCGTCAAATCCTGCCTGGCCAAACGCAGCCGATTCGTCGATTGCGTTGCTAAGGTTTGCGTTAATTCTTTCTAGGTCGTTTGCGAACTCTTTGACGAAGCCAGCGTCAAGCGGTTCTTCCATTTCCGCACGCAGCCCGCGAACCTCAGCGGCGGCTTTCTGGTTTGCTCCAACGAGGCTGTCGAAGAATCTGTTGACTGCAGCCAGTCCGTCGCCGAGCAACCCGAAGCCCGCGCCAAGCGTGTCAAGTACAGGCGTCAACACAAAGCCTATGGCCTGCGCCAGACGTGTCACCGTGCCGATCAAGTCAGCGAACAGATTAGCCACGCCATCAACGAGGCCGGAAAATGGAAGTAGAGCAGACTGGCCAAGCCCGGCCAGCGAAGTCTTCACGTTGTCGAACGCCTGGCCGAGCGAGCCTATGCGGTCGCGGTCAATGTTGCTGATCCCTGCAGAGAACCGCCGAAGCGCCTCTTCGCTTTCGGCAATCGCATTGAACCCAGGCAGTAGCGTGAGCCCAGCCTTTCCAAGCGTCTCAGTCGCCAACGCCGCCCGCCGTGCCGGGTCTTCTATCTGCTGCAGTGCTGTTGCCGTTTGCTGAGCCAGAGTTGCCGGGTCTAGCGTGGCAAGTTGCTCCTGCGAAATCCCTAGCTCGCGGAATGCGTCGGCTGCCTTGCCGGTGCCACTGCGAGCCTCGTCGATGTTTACGGCCAGCTTTTGGATGCCAGCCGCCAAGGCGTCGATCGAGCCGCCGCTCCTGCGTGCTGCTTCGTCCAGAACTTGAATCGTGGCAAAGTCAGTGCCGAGACGCAGGGCGGTATTCCCTAACTGCTCAACTCGGCCCTCGAGGTCAGCGAGCCCGCGAGTGATTGCCGTGGCAGCAGCACCAAACGCAGCAAACGAAGCGATGCCGATATTCAGCGGAGATGCCAGGGCAGACAACTGAGACCCAAGGCTTGATAGCCCTGTTTTTAATCCACCAGAGAAAACCCTGCTAAGCCCTTCCGATGCGCTGGCGATTCCAGAAAAGCGGCCAGCAATGTTGCCGAGCGGGCCAGGGAGAGCAGCAAGGATGCCGCTCAGCTCGTTGAACTTCAGCCCTTGCGTTGCGGCCCGCGTTGTCTCGTCTGCAAACTTATCAGCAGACGTGGACGCCTTGAGCAGTGCGGCGTCAGCCTTGGCGACTGCCCGCGTATGCGTCTCTTCGCTGATCGCGTTTTTTTGCAGCAGTGCGTCAAGCTTTGCCAGCTCCTGGCCGTGACGCTCTTCCGCCGTCCTGACTTGCTCAGTGACGCGAACGCCTTCCGCAAATGCGTCAGCGGTGTTTCGCACTTCCTGCTGCAGGGCCGCGTACTGATCGGCGTAGGCCTGGGCGTTGAGGCCGCCTTTCAGCTGCTCAGCCAACGCCGCAAACTTGTCATTCAGAGTCGCCTGTGCAGCCGATGCCGCCTCGCTGTTCTTGGCGAACTCGTCAAAAACAGACGTGGCCTTGCTCGCCTGCTTGGCCAGATTCTCAAGCGCCCGCTCAGCCGGCGTCAGGTTCTTCACCACGCCAGAGGCGTCGGCGTTTACCTTCAGCGCGAGTGAGAGGATGGTGGCCATGGCTTACTCAGGGAACGCCAGGAGCTTTTGCAGCTCCCGCTTCATCTCGTCTGCGTGCTGGGGTGGTTTCTCAATCGGGTTGAAGTCGTCCGCTTTTGGTGCCTTGCCTTGCTGGGAGTACGGTGCAAGCACGGCACTCGTCAGCAGGCCCGTCTGCCGCCATGGATCAGGAAGAGCGTGGTAGTAGCGAGTAAACGCAATCCACTCCGTGAGCTCCTGCGAATCCATGCGGCGAGACAGTTCCCTCACCGTCATGCCCAAGTGCCCCGCCAGACGAAACAGGAAACGCCTCGTCGGGCGGACGCTCAGTTTTTTGCGAGTTCCTCCACGTCTGTCTCAGTCATGTTGTTGTGCTTGAGCGCCTTCTCGAAGAGCTTGGACACGATGGCCGCTGACTTCTTCGCCAGCTGCTCGATGCCAGCCTCGTCAAAAAGACGCTCGCCACTCTCGGGATGGCACAGGCAACGGGCCAGATATTTCGTCCGGAAGTTGTCGATGCCCGTCTCCTTCTTGCCCACCCACTCCTTCTCGTAGCTGTCCCGCTCTTGCACGGTCATGACTCGCACGCCAAGCACAAGCGGCTTGCCGTCACCGCCTTTCCACTCACGCACTGTCACTTTGAGAACGGGCAGATCGTCAGCCGCAAGAATCTGGGCAGCAAGTTCTGAAACGCTCAGCATGGTTTCTCCTAGCCTTGTACTCGTAGCGTGACTGCGTACCGCGTCACGTCATTGACCACGCCAGCCATGGTGAACTTCTCAAGCACTGCGTTGCCTGAGTAAGCAAGCCC